AAATTTGAGTAATACCCCTATATAGATACCGATAGGGTAGGGGGGGGGAAAGGTTTATTTATCCACAGGCTAGTGATCAGACTTATCCACATGTTATCCACAACCCTGGGTAGTTATGTTAAATGATCTGAATTACTTACTTATTTGATTAATATATTTCAAACTAGTTAATCATCATCATTCATTCACGGTGTTATATCAATCTCATACCTTTAATATATATACATACACACATTGATTTAGAATACTTATCACGATCTAGGCATTGATAAGAAAAATCAATTATACATAGATATCTTTTTAGTTTAATGTACCCGTTATGGATATCTGATATTCATATTTTATTAACTTTGAAAGGGTATATAAAATGTTAACAATAAAAGAAATAGATCCGAACGAGACTTATGTAATTATTGACTCTCATAATAACAATAAGATCATTGCAAAATATCAATATAAGAACAGAAATCGCGCAAGATCATACGCCGACAAACTTGATATGCAATATGGCGCATCAAGATATTATTGTCGTTTATTACGTGCTTTAAATAATCATTAATAAACCATGAAAGGATACATTATGAACTTAGGCTTAATTATTACTTCGGTTTTATGTGCATTTATTGCACTAATGTTTGGTATTGTAGGTGCGCACGGTGATATGGTCGCGATGACTATATCATTCTACATGATCGCATGTGCAATACTATTTTTAATCATCAACGTTGTTTTAAGCATTATCAATCATTAATTAATCTGGAAAGGATATATTAAAATGAATAATGAAATAATCTATCAAGGCAAGTCCTTAATTGACGGCGCACCTATTGTAGTCATTGCACTTGCCAAAAGCACCAATAAGAAAACTGGCAATATGGTTCAAACTTACATTATCCGGTCGGATATGGATCCATTAATAGCATCAAAAACCGGCGCGGATTATTCTATTTGCGGCAATTGTGATCATAAAGGGCTTCCGACCGATGATCCAAATAAGAAGCAAGCTATTAAACGATCATGTTATGTAACGTTATTTCATGGCCCCTTACAAGTTTATAAGTCATTTATTAAGGGCAATTATAAACATTCTACAGATATTGCCGCACTAGGCCATAATCGCATGGTGCGCCTAGGCACTTACGGGGATCCGGCCGCTGTTCCATCTTATATATGGGATGCTTTATTATCTCAATCAAAAGGTCATACCGGTTATACGCATCAATCAAACATTAAAGGCGCGGATGTTAGGCCTGATCTCACCATGATTAGTGCCGATACATTAAAGGACGCGCGTATTGCATGGCAAAGTAAACGCCGCACTTTTCGCATTATAACGGCCGTATCTGATAAGCAAAGCAATGAAATATTATGTCCCGCATCAGAGGAAGCCGGACGCAAAGCGCAATGCAACACTTGTAAACTTTGCATGGGATCACATTCAACCGCACCTTCAATTGCTATTGTAGCGCATGGCAATGGTGCCGCATACATTAATTAAAGGATATATTAAAAATGAATTATAAAAAGATGTATTCAGAATTGGCCGACATTATTTTAGCGGATAACATCGACCGAACCCCGCGCAACGTGAAAACATTAGAAAAATTAACACTTAGTAAGCCAGAAATGAGTAAAGAAAGAATTAATTTAAGTGCTTTCAAAGATGGCGTAGCTAATGGGTTGCTTGAGGGTAATAGGGCAATTCAACACCCTGACATGTATTCCTATAATCAGGGATATGACTTTGGATTGACATTGTATAACAGATTAATGGATAAATAACCATGCAAATATCTCATTATGAATTAATTATGGATAAAAGGGGGTAACCATGAATAAATATATTATTACAGGACGTGTAACTAAAACTATTGAGGGTTTTGAAACACCTCAAGAGGCAAAAAAAGAGTTTATTAATTTAATAGGCCATGATCAAGATGTTATGGTTTTTGATGAAAATGGAGAGGCAATTCATGATAGCTGAATTCATTCTAATCGTGAGCAATGTAACGGCTTTTGGCACTCATGAGACTATCGAAGGTTCTTTTAGTACATGTGATGAGGCCGCTACATTTTATGAATCTTTTTATCGTGGCAAAGATAACTTCAATGGTTATCGATGCATACGTGAAGATTTAATTCATAAGGGGGTATTTAATGACAAGTAAAATCGTTGATGGTTCGTATGGGTGCTGGTGGCTTGCTATCGGCATCCTTATTGGTTCTTTAATTGGTATCGGTCTACAAAATACCATTGAAGATTTTTTAGATATTTGGTATCCGACACCGAAAGAAGTTGTTTGTCAAAAGGGGAAACTCTTTGAGCAAATTAGTTACGGTGGATCGGTGTATTTAAAAACAAAAAAAGAATGCATTGAGACTGCATTGGAGGAAATAAGATGACTAATCAAGTTTTATATGATGCTTTACATCATGCCGAAAACTTAGAAAAGCAAGGCAAGATTGATGATCGGACGTGTTGGGAATTTTTACGCGCGGTCGATCAAATTTTAATTGAATTAGAAAAAAGGGAGAGTTAAAAATGGTAGGAAAAGTCACAAGTAACAAAGAGTTGAGTGCATCTCAGATGCCTGTATTGATGGGGTGTTCGCGCTTTCAATCGCGTAATGAATTATTAAAAATGATCATGGATGCCAATCATGGTATCGAACCACCTCAAATAAGTTCAGAACCTATGAATTGGGGCAATACTTTAGAACCAATCATATTAAATGAAGCATGTGCCAGGTTAGGCCTAGGCAATCCAAAAACAACACATGAAAAGGCGTATCATCATGACACCTTACCCATTGCATGCTCACTGGATGGCACAATTGAGGGCGATGGCAAAGAGATCATGACTGATATAGAAAAGGGGATCATTTGTGTTAATGCAGATTCCATTAAACTTGAGGGTACGATTATTTTAGAATCTAAAGTGACCGCCCATGATGTCGAGACAGCCGATACATTGCCGCTTTATCGTGGGGTATTACAATTACAGATGCAGATGGATATTTGTCATGCTGAAGTAGGTGTATTGTGCGTGCTATATAAAGGCACCACGCTGAGACTTTTTGTATACAAAAGGGATGATGAAGTCTTATCTCAATTGCATGACGCTATTATGGATTTTCAAAAAAGAATTGATAAGTATCTAACGAATGAGGAAATTGATTTTTACGAGAGTCAATCCCCGGATGAAGCTGCACGAGTATTTAATGAAGCAGATAAAACTAAAATTGAATTGCCTCATTGTGAAGAGCTTGCTGAAAGAATTGTTACACTCCGTGATGAAATTACTGAGCGAGAAAAGGAAATTGATAATCATCAGACAAAAATCATGGATGAAATGCGTGACAATCAATATGCCGTAGCGGGGCGTTATGGAATTGATTGGCCTGTTCGACAATTTAAGCCGCAACCCGCAAGGACATTGCCGGCTAAAGATGGGTATGTCATTCGACAATCAAAACTTAAAATTAAAGATAGGGAGAATATTAATGAGTGATATCAATAACTTAGGGGGTGATCAATACGATCACAGTATGAAACAAGAAGATACAAATACGTTTTTGCAAGTGCTTTATCGCAACGTTAAAGACACTACAAAAAGACAAGAAATTATTAAACTTTATTTTGGAGAATGTGATGACAACGAAAACTTCGGTGATTGCTGAGGCTTATAAAGAGTTAAGAGCAATTGATGTACATAAATTAGGATTAGTTGAAAAGAAAAAATCAAGCTTCGGTGCAGAACTTGACTATATTTCATGGGCAAATGCATTGGATTTATTAAAAACACATGATCCAAATGCTACCTTTACTTATGATTTAGATAAAGAAAAGTTTTACCCTGATGGCACGATGATGGTGCAAGTTACATTGCATACATTAGGCACAAGTCAATCTGAGATTATGCCTGTCATTGCGGGAGGTAATAAAGCCATTACTAATCCTAATTCACATCAAATTAATACAGCCTATAAAAGATGTTTAGCTAAATGCATAAGCACTACAACAGGCCTTGGTATTAGTTTGTATGCGGGTGATCTTGGTATTAATGAAGAGGAAGACAAAGATAAATCTAGCATGGCAAAGCAAGTAAGGGAGGTGGCTGCAAAAAAGCCTATGCCCTGAATCTACCAGGGAAAGAAGCTTTAACTTTTGTAGATGAACATGCATTGATGAATCGATACATTGAGATCCTTAAACAAATTAAGGAAATAGATGAAGAGAAACTCGATGCAAAAGAAAAGTTAAAAAAGATGGAGGCATTTGCAACAGCCAATCTTTCAGTCGTACAAAAACTGACAGGTGATAAGCAAGTGAAAATCAAGTATGCATTAATGGATGCAATGAAAGGACTTTAATGGCCACATTTAAAAGTTTAGATTTTTTAGCGGATCCTGAATGTGAACGTATCACCCATCAACACAGTTATTCACTTGATGATTGGCGTGGACGTTTAATTTTAGGTGTATTGCAAAATGCATTGGATGAATACTTAGGTAAGAAAGTAAAGAAAGAGGTACGCAAAGAAGCAGCACAATTTTTGTTTGAAGATAATGAAGTCTTGGAGTTATGTCTACAGTTAATTCACGTAGACAAAGATTATTTTCGCAAACAAATAAGTAAGATGCGTAAACAAGGTGAACGTTTACGTAAACCAAGAAACAATTAACTAACTTTACAAGGAATGATTATGAAAAAAGCAAATGATGTATACGTAACTACTGATTATAATGCGTTTACTTATATTAACGGTAATAGAAATATTAACAAAGCTAATTTTAGAAGGCTATTGAAATCTATGAAGGAAAAATATATTCCTATTCCGATTATCGTTAATAAGAAAAGGCAAATTATCGATGGCCAACATCGATTTGAAGCTGCAAAATTTCTCAAAAAAGAAGTGTATTTTATGAAGATTAATAATTTAGATCTTGATGAGGTGCGTAGACTTAATGAGAATACAGCAAACTGGAATAACAATGACAGGCTTCAATCGTTTTGTGAGCTTGGGTATCCAGAATATTTAAAGTTTAAAGAGTTTATGCAGAAGACTGGATTCAACTATACTGTTTGTATTTCGTTACTTAGTGATAGTCGACAACGCTCCGGTGAGCATGGACGTATGTTTAAATCTGGTGACTTTAAGATTAAAAACTATGAGCGTGCATTGGAGAATGCCAAAAGACTGGACGAGATTGGTAATTATTATTCTAACTATAAGAGTAGTAATTTTTTAAGCTGCATGATTGAGTTGTTTTACCATGCTGATTATGATCATAAAAGAATGATACAAAAATTAAAGTGTCAATCACATATGATTCCCAAGACAGGGGATAAAGAAATTTATTTCAATGCAATACGAGATATTTATAATTTCAAAGTACCTCGTTCTCAAAAGGTTGGATTCTTTTAAAACAATAGAGGGCCGAAAGGCCCTTTATTATTTGTTCATTACATACATTGTTACTTCGAAACCAAAACGCATTTCAGTAGCTGATGGAGTTGTCCACATGATTATTCCCTTTCAGTTAGTTTGTCAAGATTGTAGTTTAACTATATAAAGTGTAAGATGAATCAAGATAAACATGAGTTAAGACTAATGATAGACCCTGATCACAAATATGTAGTATTCGATGGCTTCGGTGATAGCCTAAGATCCTTTGCAACTTTAGAATCGGTAGAAACTTTTCTAAAATTACGCCCGGATTGTCGAGTTGAAGAGATAAAACCTCTATCAAATGAAGAATTTACAGCCATTTATGGAGAACCCCCGTTCTAGCACGTCTAAGCCTCGTGGTGAAGACTTTAAACTTTTTGATACCTACCCCTTACCTACCTTAAGATCGTGCAACAGAGAGCGTTATACGAGGTCGTTTTTCTATTCCAACCTGTAATTCTGTCTTATGATAGTCATAAAAGATATATTTGTGTTTATGGTCGGGAGGAAGGTTAATAAAATCTTGATGAAGGCAAATTCTGTAAGTATCATCTAATAAATTTTTATCAGCATAGGCATTTGCAACTTCACAATTTAAGAATGTACCCACATATAATGGGTTGCCACCCATCATAACTATCAATACATATTCGAGGGGCATCAGTGCAGATTTTTAGGTTTAGGTTCGACTAAATATAAGTCTGCGCCTTCGCAGTGGATGACAAGAAAATCATCTTCTTTATCCGAGAATAATATCTTGATCATTGATTGGCTGTCGGATTCTAGAAACTCAATGTTCCAAATCTTTTTGCCAACCAATTGATCAAGTAACTTTGCCTGATTCTCATCAGCCTCAGTAATAAATTCTGCTTCTAAACTATCTTTCCTATCCAATCTCCACCGTCCTTTAATACCATCGGCATTAGCTTTGGTTGTCCTTCTATTATCATACCACAACCAACAATAAATCTTGTCTTAAAGTTTTTAGCATAATCAAATGCCATGGATTTCTGATCGATAAGACAACCAACTTGCATGCCCCAGATTAAAGCGTCTGGATTTGAATAGTACCCGATAGAAAACTTGGTATGGTAATGGCCTTGAACTGTGTTCATGCCGTATTGCATTGCCACTTGTAGCACCGTGGCGGACATACCATGGGTAAAGAAACATCTTGAGTTATCAGATAAGGTAATGCGTAGGTCATCAACCCATTGCCAACCTTTGCCGACACCAAGAAACTCATTGTAAGAACGTAAATATTCCTTGGGTAATCCATACTTCAACGCACGTCTATAGACTAAGGAGGAGTGATTGGAGTGTACGATGGACATCTTAGGAAAAATTTTTTCTAACTCTTTTACATATACACGAGACGATTTTAATTCATCCCCGGCTGACATCAGATCAGGATTAGAATCGTGCATACTAATAGCATGCTGATCTAACTCATCGCCAATGTTAACTATGAGGTCAGGCTTATATTTATCTTTAAGTGCCTTGAGAAATTTGAATGCGTCTTTGTGATGATAGGGAATGTGGAGATCTGATATAACTAAAACAGATTTATATTTCGTCATAAGATTCTCTACAAAGTTAATACCTTATAAGTATATCTTATATCTGTTGTTGGTCAACTATGTGCGCGTACGCCATGCTTATCTATAATGAGTGATTGTCGTCTAGGTTTGTCTGTACCTTTAGCAAATCCGACATGGCACCAAGCATCATGTTCAAGGATTAACTGGTCATATTCTATCGAGCTGGATACCACAGCATGAAACACATCATGAATGCTGCCATAACGAGGACAGATAAAATCTGCTGCCAGACCGAAAGTGTGAAAGCTCGTGTCTTTCGAACCAACAGCACGATTAACGTCCATTGACCTAAACCCACTAGATATAATGATAGGTAGTCCACCCAGCTTAGACCTGACATGCTCTAATCCTTCAGCGAGTTTATAAAGATTAGTTAGTTGCACCTGGTTAGGTTCATTTTTTAAACCCAATCGGATGGCAGTATTACTATGGCACAGTTCTTCTTTGCTAAAGTGGTCTGTTAAGTACACTACTTAGTAATGCCCTTCAGTTTTTCAAATGTGCGTAGGCCAGCCATGCCTAACATAGCAAAGGTAAGCTCTAATAAAATGTCATGGTTTATTGTAGGGATAGGACTTGTTATACCGTCTAGTCCATCTATATAGACAACAAGTGGATGTCCGACAAATAGCCAAAAAATTCCAATGGCACAACTCCAACCAATCATAGGTCGCCAGCCAGCAACAAAGACTGAGCGATGTTCTGCTTCTACTTTATTGACTTCAACTTGTGCGAGATTAAGTTGGTTAGCATTATCAATGAGTGTCTTTTCAATCTCTTGTTTGGCCTTCTCTGCACCATTCTTATCAGGAATGACTCGATCAATAACGGTAGAGATTAGAGGAAGTATTGCGCTAATCATAGACGTAGTAACCAGTTAACAACAGTCTGTAACAATGCGATGCATTTTTGGACGAGGTTTTTTATTTGTGTTTTGATCCAATTCCATATCATCTGATACTCGGTTGCTATCCAGGCTATCATCAGTGCTAATATTGTCAGTAGGATTACTGCAATTAATATCTCCATGCTCTGTCTCCATATCAAAATAATAAATAACAATACGTAAATAATAACATTAAGGCAAATGCTAGTATGACTGCTTCTTCTCTCATGGAATTAGTGTAATGCACTCATGACGACAGCGACTACGATGGCCCCGAAGCCAGCCATGATTCCCCAGATTAATTTGTTAAGCATTGCTTCAATGCGATCTAATCTATGATGTATTGTGTCATATCTTTCTGCACAAAGTTTTTCGTGAGCTACTAATTCTTCATGCGGTGTCATTATTCACCCCAATTCTGTAAGTTCATTACTGTAATTAATTCTTCTACTGTGGTTACTGCATTGATAGCAACTTCTAACCTATCACATTCTGTTCTAACTGCATCTCGTTTAGTTTCTACTTCAACAGGAATGTCTACACCTTTTTCTGATTTACGAGTTACATACCAGTCAGTTTGAGCGAGGATTGTACCAGCAGTATGTTTAACTTGTGAAACCATATTAGATTTAAGACCAAGTGTTTTCATTTGAACATTAGAATCTACCATAACAGGATTTTCTGGGTCAGTATTATCTAATACTTTTTCCCATAGTGGGTCACCATTCTCATCAACCTCTAATCTATCATCTAACATCTTAGGATTGTTGATGTCACCATTCCAGTAGTATCTATCATCTGCTCTTACTGGGTCATCTTCCCATGTAATACCTACAGCAGTTCGTTCTGCTTCAGTAGACTTTTGTAACCAGTTAGCTGGATACATAATGTCATCTAAAGTAAAACTTCTACCTACTTGTAGAGTTTTTCCGTTATGTTTATAAGCCATTTTTATTACCTCGCTAAAGAATTTTTAAAAGGGTTTTCGGCAAATGCCATGTATATGTATGTTGATCCATTACCGTTAGTGCCTGTTCCGCTTAATCTATTCTTGAAACCATTAGACAGTATATCAAGGTTATTATTGGTTGTTTCTGAGTCACTAACATTTGCTTTAAGTCTTGCGCCTTCGCCATTGTAAGATGATCTTGTGTCATCAAACATATACCAATGCTCTTCTGACGAGTCAGTTTTTTTAATTATCACAAAAGCAGGTCTAAACCCTGTGTATACAAATGTACCATCAGTAGAACCATTACCTGTGTAAGAACCAAACTTACTGAATCCTTCTACTTCTGCAAAGCAGTAGGCTACATAGTTAGAAGTATTTGTATTAACTGAACCTGCCGTTCCAATAGTAAATACTGAAGTAGTTGGTGAAGTATTGTTCCAATATACAGAAGATGTTGATGCTGCATTAGTTAAATCTAAAACTATTAATTGAGTATTTCCTAAAGAAGAATGATAAACTGGCCAGCTATTTGCAGAAGTTCTATTTTTTATTATCATCATGTTAGGTGCAGCACCAAGTCCATGTCCAACGGTAGCGTTAGCACCTGTTCCTGTATAAGTCACCACACTAAACCCTGCTGTTGTATTAGCAGATACTTGTGATGTTATTGTTCCGTCTGTGTTAGATACTGCTGTACCTCCTGCTTTCCATTGCCATCCTACATAGTTATAACCTGTATAATTAACTTCTACAGTATCTGAAGTTCCTGTAATAACACTAAAGCCGTTGGAGTTAAATGCACTCACACTACCATTTACAGGTGATGTTACTTCAGCACTTGTTGAGTTAGAAATTAAATTCTTTTGAGTTCCACGAACAGAGTCAATAAGAACATGGTTAATAATTCCATTTCTACCTTTTACCCATACCAAGTCAGGTTTAAACTGTGCTTGGTTTACTATTACTCTTGGTGATGTGCTATCCCCACTCCATGTATTTACTCCAAAATACTGACTACCATTTTTAATAGCACTATCAGGTAAGTTATAGGTATTTAGTTTTAAATATCCTGCAGGTGGTGTGTAGGCAAATGGTCGTTGCCCAAAGTTGACTGCAGTAATTGCATTATTACTTACATTTGTATTTCCTGTTGCAAAAACAAATTCTCCAGATAACCCAGTAAATGCAGTTCCTTGACTTACTCCATTCTTATAAAATGTGAGTGTGCCTGCATCTAAATCTAGTGCAACACCAATAATATCATTAATAGTAAAAGAAGCACCATAAGATACACCAACTGCATTATTATATTTACTTCCATTAGTGTAATAACCATATCCAGTAACATCATCACCCAAATATCTCATGTTAGCACGAGGGAGTTTTGCTACTCCCATCATACTGTAATCGGATAATGCAGTCATTTCGCAATACCATTTTCCAGATGTCATAGTAATAGTAGATGTTGCAACACTTCCGTTGGTATACGAACCTGCAGGAACTGTATATTTTAAGTTTGCTTCACTGAAGTCTACATTAGTGCTAAAGTGATCTAAAGGATTCAATGTAGCAAAGTTAGCCGTATCTTCATCGGTTAATGTAGGTACATCTGACATGATGTCATAGGTAGTGTCACTAGACGCATTAGAGTTAATGTTGTTAGCAGTCCAGTTGTTCTTGTTACCACTTGCATCAAAGTTCCATTGGAAATCTCTAGTGTCAGCAAATGCCATGTAGATAAACTCACGACCTGAACCATTGTATCCAAGAGAACTATCTACATCAAAACCTGTATCTGTAAAAGTTACACTTGTATCTGTATTTTCTGTTGTTGCTACATTAGGAAATAAATTACCTTGATTATCTGCATAACGAGTATTGTCTTTAATAATCCAAGAATTACCAGCAGCATCAGTTCGTTTCCACATTACAAATGCTGGTCTAAACCCTAAATTAATAGATTGACTTGTACCATTACCAGTATATGAACCAATCTTACTGTATCCTTCTACACTTGTAAAGCAGTAAGCAACTGCACTATCACCACCTACGTTTGGAGTAAATACTGTAGCTGTTGGAGCGGCTACACCAGAAGCGGCTGCGGCTGCGGTTGTATTTAACCTTAAGTAATCATAAGAACCATCAATTACTGTTGTACCTACTATCCAATCGCCTGTAGTATCTCGTTTCTTTTCTATAATTAATTCTGGAGCAGTGCTAAGTCCATGACCAACAGTTCCAGATGGAGTTGGGTCATAAGTAACAATAGAGAATCCAGTAGCAGGATTAGCACGAACACTAGCAGTAATATCTCCATCTGTATTAGAGACTGTAGATGAACCTGCATCCCAACACCATGCTACATAATCTTCACCACTAGCATTACCTGCATGTGCTGAACCATAACTAAATCCATCTGCATTAAAAGAAGACAATTGTAATGCACTATATGCATCTACTGCAGTATTATCTGATATTAATCTATAATATGCGCCTCTAACTGTATCATATAAATGATTACTATCTGGTTGATCTCTATTCTTAACCCATACAAAGTCAGGAGCAAAACCAACACCATCTATAGACTGACTTGTTCCATTACCTGTATACAACACTGTATTAAATCCTGTAGCCTGTGTAGTAGGTTTTAATGGTAAGTAGAATCCGTTAGTACCATAAGTACCTGTGTATTTTTTAGGTTTCCATACACTTGTAGTTGCATTGTATTCACCGAAGTCTGATGGTGTAAGTGCTTGTCCGTCTACTAAGTTGACTTCTGTTAGGTAGCCGTCAAAGTATTTATTTACTGTTCCCCCTGCGTACCTTCTAGCACCAATAACATGGGTATTTGTTGAATTAACAAAAGTATTATAATTTAAACTTGGGTACGTTGCCGAAGAAAATGATGTTATTTGCTCACCATTAACATAAAGTTTTACTCTATTAGTTGATGTTGCTTGTGTAGTATCTATTGCTACTACTATATGATACCAAGCAGAAGGGTCACGAAATAAACCTGTAGTAGTTAATGAAATAGTAGCTGATGTTACTTCTTCATATATAAATATAGCATTACTTGAAAATGTAATTTCTGTTCTATTATTAGGAGTAACTCCGTCAACACCAAATAAACAATAATAAGAAGAAGCTGCTACATTACCCCTTTTAACCCAACCACTCCATGTCCATGTTTTAAGATTACCTGCACTAGCAGGAGTTCTTTGTAGATAAGCAGAAGCAGACTCACGAAAGCGTACACTATCGGTAAGGTCATAAGCACCACCTGTTGATATGGCATTACTGTTTTGTAATAAACTCATTTAGTCCCTATTAACTATAAGTAGCACTAACAGTTACATAAGCATTAGTGCCGTTATCAAAATAAGATACAAGATAAACACCAGCAGTTGAGATAGTTGTTAAATCTGTTGCAGTAATCTTAGTAGTTGCTGCTGCTGTAATAGCAACACCAGCACTATTGTCTAGCAAGATGTAACCTGATTGACCTGATGTGTGATTAGTAAATGTAAGTGCAGCACCAGATGTAGGTGTGCATGAGAAGTTATTAGTTGTGTTTTGGTCAAATGATAAATCATTATCTGTTGTGACTGTGCCTCTAAAGGGAGCAGTGAGTGTATCTGCTACATCTGCTTTTAAAGTATCAGCATCATAGCCTTGTACTGTGACACCAATATCTGCATCCACAACAATGGTAGCATCGTATGCCTGTACATCAGTACCAATAACCAAACCTAAATTAGATCGAGCAGTTGTCGCATTGGCTACATCAGATAAGTTGTTGGCAGAAGTTAATAAGCCAGCAGTAGATATAGCAGTTACTTGCCATGTTGAACCATTATAAATTCTTGTTTCATTTGCACCTGTATTAAAGTACCAATCACCCGCAGTTACAGGATCACCATTAAGATCAACTGTTGGATCAGATGATTGTGCGCCCAAGTAGAAAGCATCAATACTTTCAGCAGCCGTTTGTGCAGCTGTCGCACTTGTGGCCGCAGCACTCGCTGATGTTGCAGCATTAGTCGCTGCCGTACTTGCAGTTGATGCAGAACTTGCAGCATTGGTTTCACTTGTCGCAGCATTAGTCGCTGATGTACTTGCATTACTTGCTTGTGTGGTTGCTGTCGTTGCGGCACTAGAAGCAGTTGACGCAGAGCTTGCAGCATTAGTTTCAGATGTAGCTGCATTCGTTGCAGAAGTTGATGCCTCACTTGCTTTCGTTGTTGCTGTTGATGCAGAAGCAGCAGCTGAAGTTGCTGAAGTAGATGCGTTACTTTCAGAAGTCGCTGCATTGGTTGCTGATGTGGATGCCTCAGACGCTTTTGTTGTTGCCGTTGTTGCTGATGTTGCGGCATTACTTTCACTTGTTGCTGCATTGGATTCTGAGGTAGCAGCAGCAGCCTCACTTGCAGCAGCAGCGGCAGCAGAAGCCGCAGCACTTGCTGCATCAACTAATAAATCCCATTTAGCTGAATCTGTGTTTGTAGATATTGGTTGTGAACCTGATGAGGTGTGTGCTGTATTACATAAATAAATATTGTTATTGCTTGTGTCTTTAACTAAGTCACGTTTATTATAAACTGTAGATGCTGCCCAATTACCACGGTTGTCACCAATCTGTTCACCAATAACTGGATCACCATTCGCATCAAATGCAAGTGTCTTGTTAGCACGCACAGTATTAATAGGCAATACCATATTAACTGTAGTAGGGTCAGTATTAGGCGCACGCATAGATCGATCAGCTTGCTCTTGGACTTGTTGAACAAATATGGTTTGACTATCAAACTCATCGTTTAATGAGGTAGCAAAGAGTGGGCCACCTGTGGTAAAGTCTGTTGATCTTTGAATCGTTCTATCACCGACAATGGTAATACGATCAGAAGCTGTAGGGGTGCTAGGAACATTCGTGCCTACGACAATCGTTACAGAACCTGTACCACTACCAGAGATTGATACAGTATAGTCTGTGGTAAGTGTTAATTCGGTGGTATTAAAATAGACAGCAATGTCAGTCTGAGTTAAGACTTCAAAGTTAAATGCGTAAGGGCCTACACCAGCTGAGCCTGTGTATACTATACGTCTAGTGGTTGATGAGATGTCTATAGCCATAATTTTTCCTCAATATATTTTAGCATAGTTAGGGTCTTTTTGATGCTCTCTTAAATGTTTTTGATTTATTAATTAATCGTACTAAATCCGGGTACATTGCGGATTGCTCAACCCCATCCATATCTATATAACTATCTGTATATCTTGTTTGTGTTGTTAAACCAGTATCATCTACATTCATACTATCGCCTAACATCACTCGCTTTGCTTCTTTTCTATATGCAGATATAGTTGAATTAATTTCATTTCTAATATCTTCAGGTTGAGGTACTTCACCTAACATAGCAAATTCTTCTGTAAGTCGTTTAACATTATTAGGAATTGCTTTTTCCATGTTCATAAGCTCAATTTCACCTGTAGGACTTACTTGAGTTAAATTTAACTTTTGTCCATATAAGTATTTATACATAGTGTATTGCTCACTTGATAGTGTCACATCATCCCAAGTGCTTGATGGAATAGATATGCCCATATAATTATCGGCTAATACTTGATCCATTTCAGAATGTATAGATGAAGAGATTCTTGCAGATGGGATAAGATTTAACCAATTCTGATGTATGGTATTTTTATTGTAAATTAAACGTCCAGCCTCATCTCTATCCTTATCATACTCACCACGCAATACAGGCGTTCTAGCAATCAGATCATTTTGGATACGGTCAATGGCAGCAGAAGCAGAATCTGAAATACCTTTTTTAATCATAGGAGCATCTGGCCCTTTTTGTAATGGATTGTCTTTATCTAAAGTTTTAGCGATTTGATAAGCTAAAGTAGACTGTGTCCATCCCGCCACAGGGGTAGCCATCACAATAGTTTTACCTGTATGGATCATCATTCTTTCCATTAAATCTAAATACCGCTCTGCTTGTGTTTCATAGTTACCACTACCAATGTCAGACAACTCACCCACAAACTGCATGACAGGTAAATTGCTCATAAACTCACCACTACTTGTACCGTATGCTAACAACATTTCTTCCCAAACTTCTGCTGAAGGGTCTTCATTAGCAAACTTCATAGCATCCCACATATCAGCCCCCATTGCTAAAACTTGAGCGACCATATCAAATCGTTGATAACTAATAAAATATTCATCATCTGTTTGTGTGACATTGGTTAAACGTTCAAATTGTTTAATAATCTTACCTGGTACACCATCTTTTTTAAGTCTAATAGCATATGGTTGCCATCCTGTCTGCATTAATGCTCTGCGTTGTGTTGGGTCTGTTGGGCCAGAACCTGTTAATACATTATTGGCTGTGCCTTCAAATGCATAATACATACCAAGTGTGCCAACGGATAATCTTGCAATTGCTCGATCTGCATGTCTACCACCACGACTCACATCCTTATAGAATTGTGGTGAAATAAAATTCATGCCTGGAATGCGTGAGGCTGTTTGGTCTACAATCTTTGTTAAAGTATTAGCAAATGGTGTCATAAATCGTACGACAGGTTTATTTAAAAATGCATTAACTGAAGCATAAGCTTTGTCTAAACGTTTAGTCCGATCCCATTTATAAGTAAATTGAATCATATCTTTCACTTCTTTTACATTGTCAAAGATTTCAGCTGGTTGTGTATCTACAAACTGAGTCATTTCTTTAACTAATGCATCTTTAACTTCTTGTTCATTTAAGCCAGCAGCACGTAACTCTTTCAGTCTTTTCTTACCATATTTGTTCATCTCGGTATTTAAACGCATACGGCTAAATGTACTACCTATAATTTCATCGCCAGCAGCTAAGGCTCTCATAGGAACGCTTTGTACAAATCCAACGGCATCAAGTAATTTGCCTACCCAATTTGTTGCTAATTCAGATTGAGAAATAGCTCGTGCAAGTTTAGAGCTACCGTTATTTGTTTTTAACATATCAGATGAAATAGGCTGAAACTTTTCACCCTTAAATCCAGCACGCTCACCTGTTTTAATAACGTGGGCAGCGTTATGTAAACCATCTTTTAAACCATCCCAAATGCCTGTCATTCCTACCAAGACATCATCTAACTCTTCTATTTCTTGCGGTAATTCTTTGGGTGCAGTTCGTGTAATTTTTTCCACACCTTTACGAATAGGGCGTACGACTGACGCAGCCACAATATCTTCAACTGTCATTAATGAACCGTGCATAAATGATCCAACAAAGTTATCCATCCATGTTGTAGGCGAACTTAGCAAGTTAGCTTGGAATGTATAGTAAGCTGAATCAAACCATCTTTCTAAATTACCACCTGTACTATTAAGAATCTTAGCTCGTTGTGCATTTGTTTGCGCTTGCTCATACATTTTAATCATGCGCTCAAATGAGTTATCACTCCAATGTTGTGACAATACTTCATCAATATCAGACAATTGCACATTACCGCCTAAATTCTTGATAGATTTAAATGCATTTAAAGCAGTACCAATCTCTCTACCTGATTGAGTTAAGTCTGCTGCAATCTGTGAGTTGTTAGTCATAGCCACTAATAGATTATATTTTTCTAAAGAATCAAGTCTAGCCGTTTGATACTTATCTATACCTTGGCTAATAATTTCTAAGTTCGCATCATACTCACCTTTAAGTGCGGCAATACGTTTACTTAAATCATAATCACCAATCTTCGCTGTTAGTTTTTTCCCTTGTAATACTCGATCAATCTCTTGTTGAGTAATCCCCATATCAAGTGCTTGCTCACGTAAATCTTTAATAGTAGTTTTAGTAATTTCAGGATTTTTTGATAGACGCTCCCATTGTGCTAATTCAATAGCACGCTTTTCTTCATCTGTTGTTCTAACGGTAGTAATTCTAGCTTGTACTACCCCCTCACCTTTTTGTTTTTTAGTAGGTGATTTAGCTGTTGATGGTACACCTTCACTTAATAACTCTTCTTGTCTATCTGCAACAGCCTTGATGTCTTCTTCTGTAGCTATAGTCTTAGGTTGATCTTGTGGAACTTCTTGTGGTACAGGATCAGTTTGTTCAATAACTTTTTTTTCGTGTGGTAATTTACTGCCTTGTTTAACTTCACCTTGAATAATGCGCTTACCACCTACTGATTCAATGATTACATCTTTAAGAAATTTACCTCTGCCAGCTACTTCTGTTTTTTCGCCAGTAAATACAGACTCATCAACAGGAGGTTGCTTAGGAGCTTCAATCTCTGTTTTTATATCACGTATGATGTCATCTTCTTTATTGATCATTATTGATTTCCTCTGTAGCTACTTTGGCTGCAAGACCTTTTGCTTTGCCTTTTAATACAGCTTTTGCTGGTTTGACATACCCCGCTGGTGCTAAAAATTGTCCTATTGTTCTCATGGCATTTTCACCCAAGTCAATAATGTTTTGATTAATCCATTGAGCTACGTCTTCTGATGTAGGTGCAACTGTATTTTCTTCAAAGCCTTTTAGCAACTCTTTAGTTTTATCTTGCCCTTCAGGTGTTTGAGACATAGCAATTAATCCACGTAAGATAGATTCAAGATCACCCGGTAAACCTACAAAACCTTCAACTGCTCCTGAAGCCATGCTAAGAGGTACAGCCTTTGCCCCTTCTACTAATGCTTCACCTAAATCTACATCGGTTGGTTCTACTTTTACACGCGCTTGTAATCCTGATCTAGCAGCACGCTTACGAATAGATGCAGCATTTTCAGGCACGCTTGTACGTACATCTGCACTATAATTATCGTATTCTTCAAATAAGTCTCTCATTCGTTAATCCTCTAATTTTTCTATCGTATTATTAATAGAAATGATGTTATTATAAATGAGTGTATATGTGCTAGAGCTTTCTCTTTTCAATTTATTAAGAACTGCGTGTACTGCTGGGTCATCCAAATCAACTGAATATTGATCGCCATCTTTTGGGAATCCAGCTAAAATATCTTGAATATCTTCAGAGTATGATGGGTCATTAATCGTATCATTTAATGTCTGTAATTTTGTATTTAATGATTTTCTTAGTCTGTTATCCGCAACTTCGTCTGCTGCTTTTTTAATATTGGCTGTTACATCAGGGGTTTTGCCGTTTCTTAAATCTTCAGCATTTAACTCACGCGTTCTAATAGTAGTTTTATCAATTTCAGAATTTATAATATTTGTTGGTGTACCGGGAGGTAATGCGGTTTTTACTTCAACTTTAACACCATTAACAAATCTGCGCTCATCTATACTAAGAAGATAAGGTTTTAATCCAAACTGAATTTGCCTGTCGTTTAATCCTTTTTCTTTTGCAACAGTTTCTAAGTCATCTAAATTAGTAATAACTTGGTTAGTAATCATTTGTTGTATAGAAAAATACTCATTTGTTGATTTTTCTGCAACTGTTAATGTTGATCTGCCATTTACAATCTCTTGTAAATTTTTATATGATAATGCAGATGGATTGCGTTTAGCTATATCTTCTAATTTAGTTAATACATCAGCTTTGGCTTTTTCATCTTTAAGTTCATTGTATTGAAATGTTAAGTCTGCCACATTTTTAGTGTCGTTTACTTTTTGCAACTCTCTCTGTTTAGTTTGAATTTGTGTGTTTTCTTTATAATAGTCTCTAAAGTTTTTAAGTATGCTTGCTCGATCTGCCTCGCTTAATAATTCATGATTATAGAATGATAATTCTTCAGGCACTTTACCTGTACGTAATGCCAATAATGTTTCTGACATGTTCTCAACATATTGAGGATTTGCAACAAGCAAGTTAGTAGCTTGGCCAACTAATATTTCAGGAACTAATTTAGTAAGAATTTGTGAGCGTTTAATAGCGTCATTAGGTAAGTCTCTATAAATATCACTTAGCACTTGCATATCTGGCCCCATCTTGATCAATGTTGTATTTAGATCACCTTTATGAGTACGTAATGTCATGGCAAAGTTATCTTTAAAAGTAGTTTCATAGTTACCAATAAGTTCTAGTTGTGCTGCTTTTTGTATTTCAATTGCTTTTAAATTAGCTTTTTGATAAACAGTATTGGCTAATGTAGCTGCTTGTGTGCCAAACTTAACTGCCTGTTCAGGCGATACTTCAGCAATGACATCATAGACACCATCAATTTCGGCTTGCAATGTATTACCTATGTTTTCTGCTTGATCGGGTGTAATTAAATCTTTTTCAATCTCATCAGAAAGAACATTGACCTTATCAGCAAATGCAGCATAACTCGTGTTTCTAAATATTTCAGCTTGAATATTACGAGCAGCATCACCAAAAACTGTACCGCCTTCTTGAAAAAATTGTTCAGTATCTTCGCCTTTTTGCATAGCAAGAGTAATACGTTCCATGGTTGGAGCATTTTTGACACCAAACAATTTGCCTTGTTGTTCTGCATCTGCAACACGTGACTCATAAAACATGTTAGATATGGCATCTAATCGTCTTTCTAACGATTGAGAGCTGCTTAATGCTTGACGAGATGCCACATCCGTTATTGGATCAGGTACATCTAATGTTGCTTTTCTAGTGTATCTATCTAATGCCATATTATGTTCCTAGTTTACTTTCTCGGTATACGCCTTCACCAAGCTTAATGGCTGCATTAATAAAGCCTTCAGTTGCTGCATTCTTACCTGTATTTTTATAAATAGCAGCATTAACCTTGCCACGATTGACTAATTGATTTACATTAAATAAATCAAGTTTATAGTCTTCTCCATATTCTTGTGAGCTAACTACATTCATTAAATGTGCAGAACCACTTAATGCATCTACCATACGACTAGCTGCATAATTTAAATTAGTAGCTTGAACTTGTCTTAATATTCGTAATCTTTCTGCTGCTTGAATAGCTGCGTTAGCACGTTTGGTTTCCATATCTGCCATCGTCTGTATACTTTGCAACTCATATTGTTGCTTCATAATTTGACCTTGGCGTATGCTTTGTATGATACTGCCGCCTGTAGAAACTACATTGCCAATGGTTTTAAGTGAAATGTCACCAAATAAATCGGTACTAAATAAAGGTCTGCTAAGTGCATTATTTAAACCACTAAATGCATTTGAAATGCCAGCAAAGAATCCTGTGCCTCCAGGGCTTAAAATAGCTGGGTTCATCATCATAGATGATCCAACGGCTGCTATAGGCGCAGAAACGGCAGCCATTGTTCCAGCGGTAGCTGCTGCACCTCCAAATCCTGTCATTGTTGCCCCGGCAAAGGGTACGGCTGCGCCCATAATTAAGTTCCTTGATGTACTGACACTTTATATTCTAAACCTAGTAATGTAAGCTTGAGAGGAGCATTTTGTGTCACAGTAATTTGCCCATCTGCGCTATACCCTAGTATACCATGTAACGTCTTTGTTCCTGTAAACTCAGGCACGGGTGACCCTAATGCACCAGCACCTAATGATCGTATAGGTAGCAAATTATCATTAATTACTATATTTTGTGTTTTGTAAAGCAATGCATTAACTTCAAGTACACGTTTTCTAAATCCAATACGGCTACCCGCTTGCATTTTTAATTCTATTGGCATAGTCTTAATTTGTACGTCAATAGGTAATCCTACTTCAGATGAAGTTGTCGGCGGATTTACAAATGTCACAGCACTATCTGCGGTTTGATCTAACTCTACATAACCATCAGAAAGTACATTGACAGTTTGTCCATCAATATGTGATGCGTCCAAACTAGTAGCAGTAGTGCCAATCACAGCAGAATCTGTTAGCCTTTCATCTTCAAAGACTTCAACATAATATTTATTTATACCACCATCATTACGTTTAGCTACCGTATAAATATCTGTAATATCAACAGCCACATCAATAAACTCACCTTCGGTTACAAACTCACTTGGCGCAATGACATTCTGTGCGCGAAGTAATGAGAATGCAGCAATTGTACCGTCAGTCTTGTTTACAATAAGTAATAGATCATTTTCATCTGTAGCCACAGCACGTCTAATATCCATACGGCTAGGTTCTTTTAATAAATGTCCTGACAATAAAGATATTTTAGAAGTTACATAAGTCAATTGTGTATCAGAATATGCAATCTCTGATAATTGTTTACCTTGTCTTTGTAAAAATAATACGCCTGATTCTAACTGTTTAACTCTTGGCCCTTCTCGACAGCCATTACGTGAAGTAGATGATAAGAAAAAGTCTGAAGGTGTAATCGGTGTTAATCCTTCTTGCGGAACATAGAACTCACCGCCCGTAGTAAACACTTGCAAATCACGACCACTAATAATATCAACGATAGCATTAAAAGTATTAGTATCAAGGGTAGCTTCAACAGCATCATCATCCAATCCTTCCACAGCTTCAAAGTCAAAATATAAAGCAACTTTAGACCCCCATATAGTTGACGGTCTTGATTTAGAACCACCAAAGAATAAGCGTCCTTGATGAAAAGTAACTGATCTAGGCCATCCACGTGATGCAGACCATGCATCTTCATACCCAGTTTCTAATTCCCAATCACCTGAGGCTATAGCTGATGTATCAAAAAATGGAAATTCTGTCACTACATTAACAACTGTTGAGCTAACATACTTAACAATTTTGGCTCGTCCTTGTGGATCAGCATTAATGTATTGACCAACATGACCGCTATTAAATACACCCGTTGATGCAGTCAATGTAATTTTGCCAGACACATCGCTTGGCGTAAGTGTCGCTGCTGGATTACTTGTAGTAAGTGTAAAAGCATATTGAGGAACAGAATTAAATGATATAGCTGATATAGTCCATGTGCTATCAGATACACCACGTACAATTTTTACTGGGGCTTGATCTTCATGCACAATAATTAAAGTATCAGCAGATTGAGTCCAGCATAAATGATCCATATGTGAACCACTTAAGTTATATCCTGATGTGTCTAGATAATCATTCCCTGAACCATTAATGTTGGTAATAAGAACTTTGTCTTTAAATATATACATTCTGTTAGTTGTAAAAACTAACATGTAACTATCGTCAACTGAGAATTCAAATGGTACTAAACGTACACCGTTTTCAGGACTGCCACCTAACTCTTTTAAAAAACGAGTACCAGGTCTACGTCTAACACCGCCTTGAGGTTGGCAGATAACATTCTTGGCTCGTTCTAATGCATTCTTGTAAGACTCAATATCAACACGTGAACGCATCAACGGATCGAGTTCACCTGAAGTAAAGTTAGTTTGTAGATTTACAAACCTAGCCATTAGTACCTCACATCAATAAGTGAAAAGTCTTGAATTGCGTTGGTGGGTTGTCCTTGGGAATCTATTGACATTGCCGTACGCATGTAACCACCTCGACCATTTTCAGCTTGTGAGCCTTCTGCAATGGTACGCCAATATTCTGTTTTTTCTGTTTGATCAGTAATCGGTGTAGCTAAATGCCATGCCATTTGATAACGCAGTAATTGTACAAAGAAATGAGGCAAAGCATATTCAGGTGCATTATATTGATAATCAATGTACACCTTTTCGTAATTAGTTAATATCTTGTCACCTTGAATTTTATAATCACGCCTAGGTGTAGCGTAGGTAGAACTTGTATCATAGACTGCTCTTGGTCTTGCAATCATGTCTGATGGCATTTGATATTCATATTTGTATTCATTTGTAGGCGTTGTAATCAGCCTTGAAAGTTGTACTTTCTTAAATGAAAAAGACCATGGATAACTTGCCATGGTTTTAATCTTAACATCTGGGTACAAACGATCACATGTATTGGCTTCATCCGTTCCCTCTGTAAAAGATGAAATAGGATTAGCACCTAACATGATTAGTGCATCAGAGCATATTTTAATATCGGTATCACCAGTTGCCATTCATTATCTCCAAATGTGCAAATAGACGGGAGCATACACCCCCGTCATCTGCATTTTTACTACTTAGTCTGCGTCAGCTACTGATAGTGCTGTACCATCAGAAACGTCAACAACGCCACTTGCATTAGAAAGTACAGTAACTAATGTTGATGTAGGAACAGAAGCGTCCCATACATGAATTAAGTCACCTACTTTTAATACAGTAGAAGCGCCATTGAAATAACCAGATGTATTAATATCAGCAATAACATCAGTACCAGGTGCTGTATAACTCCACATTTGAGGAGCGTTACCAGCTTTAGACTGACCACCAATCGGTTGTAGGTTGTCTTTAGTATAAGCCATTATAACTTCTCCTTATCTTAAGATTCACGACATGTGAGTTGAACAATACCCTCAGCATCAATCGCAACAGCAGCAGCAGAAAGAACTGTATTTACTAAGTAAGAAGTTTTTTCTGCGATGTAGTTGATTTCGGTGCGAGGAGCGATACCTTCAGCATAACCCATAGCTTGCTTGTGGAATGCCCAAACAGTTCTATCTAAAGAACCATCAATAGCAAGACCACCTTCTGCACGATCACCCAATACATGGAACTTAAAGCCTAAGAATGTATCAAGTTCACCTTGTACTAAAGCTTTAATTGTATTGAAATCAGATGATGTAACAGCGTTTTCTGAAAGTAAATTAGCTAAAGAATTAGCATGAATAACGATATGACGATCCATTGGAGGAACGTTATTTTTATCCATAAGTTTTTTAGCTTCACGTAGTTTAGCTACGTTTAAGTTTGTATCAGTACCACCAATGTCGTTAGAAACGGTCAATGATGTGCCTGAAGCTGTTAATGCATCAATAATTAACTGATCTTGACGGCGACCAATAGCACTTGATAAAACTTGTACTAACTCTTGTCTTTCGTCAAAGTTAACTTTTTGTTGCATAAAAATATCAGAATACTCAGCAGCATTCCAATCTTGTAGTGTTGCAGTTACTTGTGAAAAATCCACATTAAGAGGTGTAACATCGGTTTGTGGTACACGAAGTGTAGCCGCCCCTTTACCTACTTTTGGAAATTTCACAACTTCACCCTCAACGCCTCGTCTCATGCGTGTAGCACCAACTAATTGTGCTTTAGCTTGGTACGCCTGTTTAACTTCGGCATCAAAGAGTGAAACAAAAGCATTAGATAAACCAATAGCCATTGTTATTCTCCTTATAGAAATTAATAAAAAATTAATCGCTGTGGTATGCCAGAGAATCTGGGCCGGTGCTTGCTATTTACGATAGCCAGTCGTCAAGATTACTTGCGTTAAGGGTTGTATACAGAATAGATACAATAAGCCTTGAGTCAATTATAGTATCAAATCAAGGCTATTGCAATAAAACTAACTAAAGTTTTGAGAGAAAGCTCTTTCTACTTTTTGCCTAAATGATGGGTCAGTTTGATAACGTTCGTCTGCAACCATAGCGTATAGCTCTTCTTTGGTTGGCGCACCTTCAACAGGTGTGGTTTCTACAGGCAAACGTCCTTCGTAAGATGATCTAAGTTTTTCTAGTGCAGCAATTCCTTTAGCAGTACCGCCCATAATTTTAAACTCTTCAAAGTCATCTTTAGACCAAACGCCTTTGTTAACTAAGCCTGATGCCCATTTAACCATATTATTGATTCTAGCATCAGCATTTGGCCCTAGAGTTTTACGTTCATCAGCAAGATTAGCTTGGTAAGTTTCAGCAACGTTTTGATTCATCTCAACAACATTGCCTACCAATGCATCAAATGCAGCTTGACTAATACCATACTCTTTTGCCCAATTCATTACATGCGCTCTGATTGGATCATCTTCAGGTGTTGCACCAAAGATTTCAGTATTGTATTTACCGTCTTCAGGTGCTTTATGTTTACCTTGAGAGATTTGTTTGCGCAAATCCATCCAAGATTTAGCAATACCTTCTAGATCGGGTTCTGCTTCTTCCCCTTTCCAAAAGTTTTCAGGCCACCAATCTGGTCGCTCTAAAGGTTCATCGTCTTCCTGTGCAGCGAGTTCTGCTGGATCACGATGATCAATTTCTACTTTATCAGGATTTTCTGAGCTGGCTTCCTCATTTTCGACTGTTGCTGAATCGAGTAGGCCAGTTTCTTCAGGAGTTGTTTCTTCTTGAACACTAGGCTCGATTGTTTCTTCGCTCATTATAATTTCCTTGCTCTAATTAACCTTGCTTCTAAGTCCTTTACAATACTATTTTGTCCTTCACGGTAGTAAGCGTAACTTGGATCGCTACCCGGCAAGGCGACAGGTTGCTCAACAACTGCATCGCGCAGCCATTGCATTAGTTTTTGACCTTCTTCATTGCCTATTACTCTAAGCACTAATCGGTCTAAATCATCTCTTTGTTGCTGTACATCTCGAGTATCAAGCGGTAATGCTTGCTCTAAATCATCCCATCCAGCCATATTATTTCCTTGTACCCATAACGTTAGGATTGGTCATCATAGATACATCATCGTCAGGGTTTTTAAATGGTGATTTACCTTGAGCCATTCTCATTTCAGCATGTGCAATAGCTTTTTTTATCATAGATTCTGTAGCTGGTTTATTTTGTAAAATGCGATCTAATTCTTTTTTTGTAGTGGTTGGTACGATAAGTGGAATTTCTACTTCCTTACCATTCATGCCAACACCAATAGATTTTTCAGTTACTTTGTATCCATCTTTATCTGTATGAACACCTTTCCAGCCTGTGTATTTTTTACCATCAGCTAGATTATGCCTCATTCCATAGTCGTCATCCATAATCTATCCTTGTTGTTGTGTAGCGGCTTGGGCAACTTGAGCAACAGCTTCAGGATTTTCTTGCGCCATTTGCATCATTTGTTGTTCTTGCATAGCTTGAGCCTGTTGTTGTTGAATCATCATCCTTTCTTGTGGTGTCGGACGAAGTCTTTGTGGAATGCCCAATTTGTCAGCAATGTAATCCATCATTTCATCCATCTTAATGGCTGTTTGAGGATTACCTGTTGATTGAGCAATTTGTGCGTACTGCATTAAGTTTTGTACATCTTCCATGTTCTGTGCCATTGCCAATGGTGCAATAGGACTAATCTTAATTTCTAAACCATTGACTTTAAGTGGTAATGTAATATCACCACGCTCATCCATGACTTCTAATATCTTAGACACTAATGGAATCATGGTCTCATTAATTAAACGTCCAAACGCAGAACCTAAGTTTTGTGCAAGCTCTTTCATTCGCTCAACAACTTCTGTTGCAGAACGGGCTGACATATTGTCTGGAGGTAATGATTCGTCTAATAAGATACGTTTGATATTCTGACGTAGATCATTCATAACAATCTGTGATACATTAAAATCACCTGATCGTGGTAATGGTCTAAGCGATTCACCTTGTGGGCCACCGTTACGTGCTACAGGAATAATTGCACCTGGCATAATCTTTACGGTATTTGGATTTAATACACCATCATCCGCGGCAGTATAAACACCGCTAATTGCAAGTGATGCATTTTTTAACACAAGCTCTAATGTTTTATTTAATGTTTTAACATCAGGGAGTGCAGTAATAAGTGGCCCACGACCATAAATCTCACCCGCTACTTTAGCATAACGAGATACAATCCATGGACTACGGATCATGCGTTTATAGAGAATTTCTTGTTTAGAATTTTTGTCAATAACATGATAACAATAGTCACCACGCTTTTGATCAAAAATAGTTGCTTCTAAGAGTTCGACTTCATCTGTGGGTTTTTGTTCAATTTTGTCTGCAAGTTCTTTGGGTATTTTTGCATCGGGCCATTGTCTTTGAATGGCTTCGCCTTTAAGGCGCATACGTCTATATACATTATCCACATGACCATTTGCTCCTTCTTCAAATGAAACTAAGTATTGAGGTACAGGTATAAAGTTAATGGGTGAGTTTTCGTCACCAGGTTGTACCATCATCACGGCTGTGCCTACGCACAAATCAAGTAAGAATTCGCCAATAGCAATATCAAAGTTAGATTGTTTGAGTGTATCAAACATCTTATCATTGTATGCATCTAATGCAGCTTGTGCCTCTGCTCTACGATTCATTGGAATATCTGATCCAGGTTCGAGTCGACACCATTTTCTTTGTGGAGGAAAGATGCCTGACTGCATTCTATTAGCAAAGCGTTGTGTTGAATTAATCGCGGTTGAATCAAACACACGATTCATTTTTTTTGTGCCACCAACTTTACCTTCATAATGTCCATCATATAAATTACGTTGTGGCAGAGCAAACTCATAGCACTCTTCATACAAACTTCTAAAATCTTCTTTGCGTGTTAAAGCTTTTTCATGACGCTTTAATACGTCTTCTGCTTTTAATCTCATCATCTCTGCCATAATTATGCCTTTTTATTTTTGTTAGCAAATGCGCGTGCTTCTGCTTTGTTACTGAATCCCCACTTTTGTAATGCTAATTTGAGTCGAGTCGGTTTACCTTTTTCATCTTTTAACGGGCCATCCATCCCAGAAAAACGAGCAGCAAAAGATACACGGCGACCATCAGTGCCAGAGCTTTGCGGTGCTTTAAGGTTTGAGCCTTCAGTCCTTTTGAAGTATTTTCGCCCAGCTTCATTCAAGCCTCCTTCTGGATTTTGATATTTTTTAGCTACCATTATTCATACCACTCTAATGTTAATGTGGCATTTTGTGACGCCCCACTTATATTAGTCACTCTTATTAAATAATTTGTTAGCGGAGCTAAAATATATTCTAATGCCTCGGCTCCACCACCACCAGCAGCTTTTTTAACACCTCCTGGCAATAATTCAGCAAACAATTCTGTACCTAATACTGATATAGTTGGATCAAGCAATGCTGCTGTGCTACTTGTTTTAAGGCTTGTTCTGTTTCTATTCTTTGCTACTTTACTTGTGCCACCTGTGGCTGTTGTCCCTTCATATAAATAAAGTTCAGCATCACCACCACAAAACGCACCAACCGTCATGTGCATAGGCACACCCGATGCAGAGGCAATGACAATATCAATAGAGGCGTTATCAAGCAATTGTGATCCATTAAGTCTGTTTTCATAAATAAAAAATGCAACACCTTCATGTAGCCTATGATGATTAGTATTAACAGTAATAAGTGGTCGTTCACTTCCTATTACATGTTGGCTGTTATTTTCATCAGCTTGCGTTAATGTAACAAGCCTACTTTTAGTATTATCTGATTCTCTTTTAACAGTTAGAACCATTAAGCTTTATCTTTTTTCTTCTTTGGAAAACCAGCCAACATATTTTTATATGCTTTGTCTGATATAGTAGATTTGGATTTTGGTCGGCTTGTGCCAGCTTTTTTACGTGCATTCATGTTTGCATAAAGTCCGGGTTTGTTCATTTTTTATCCTTCATTTTATCTTTAGATTTTTTAGTAAAACGATCTGGATTCATGTTGGCTTTTGTTGTAAAGAATTCATTTTGTAAATCCATAAATAACTCTTTATCATTTTCAAATGCCCATTTCATATAAGCTTTAGTTGGTCTACCATCATCGCCCTTAGGTACATCTTTAAATTTTTCTGCCATGTTATGCTCCTAATTTTTGTTTAGCGCCCAAGACACTACCCATAATGCCCAAGCCTGTTTCGCCTAAAATAGGCATACCTGTACCAGCACCTTCTTGCCCAGGTAAGACTGCTTTAGCTAACACACCACCAGCACCACGAGCTTTTCTTGGCATTGCGCCTTCTTTTTTTGCACGCTCAAAGGCTGCTTTGGTTTTAGCTGTACGTGCCTTTGTTTCTTTGGTAATGGTATCTAATTCTGATTGAGATAAATCTCTTTTTTTGACAGCGTCATAACCAATAATATTTTTTTGCACCCTGTATCGTCTTGTATCAATATTAGGCGTATCAATAGGTAAATATTGAGGGCCAGATCCACGACCACGTCTAATATATCGTTCTTCATAAACAGGTGTTGCTGATTCATAACCTTTTCTACGCACTTTAGAATCAAACGTACCTCGTCCAGAGAATACTCCAGGAGAAACACGGCTTGTTTCTTTATAGCCTTGCTTGATTAATTGATCTACTTGTTGACCCCAAAAGTCTTCAGACTTAAAAACATCTTGTTTTCCACCTGATAAGCGCAAAACTTCTTGTTCCATGGCTGGAGTTAATCCAGCAAATACACCACGGGCTTTAGCCATACCAAAATCAAGAGCTGCCATTATGCTGTTCCTAAAGTTGATGTTTTGTCTTCTTCGTCAGTTACCCCAAGCTCTGGCGAGAAACGACCTTCAGCTAATAAACTACGTTTACCACCCGTACGTCTTGCTCGTTGCTTGGTTGCCAAATCTTCTGCATATTGTCTTTTTTGTTCTTCCGCTTGTTTACGTGCAGTTTCAGCTTGCTCGCGTTGTAAGCGTAAAGACTCTAAAGCAGCAGAATTGTCTGGTTTACCGCCCATAAGTCCACCCATTAGATTCTCCTCATCATATAAGTATCGTCTTTATCTGCACTATAACGCAACATCAAACCTTCAGGTTCAAACCCAATAGTTTTTGCCCACCCCATAGCACGCTTGTCATTAGAGTTTACCGTAATTTGTAATCGATGTAAATTAAAAATGGACTCGCATTGATCAAAAAAGATACGTGCTGCTTTGGTCATCGCAATTGGATATCGTCTTGCTTTTTCTGATAGTAAAGACCACGCTTCACCAACCCCAACCCACAGTAACACGCAACCAAACATAGCGACAGGCTCGTCACCAAGAAACGCAGACACAGTCGGGCCACTAAGAGACTGTATCTCCAGCATACGGATTCGATCTTCAAACGTAAGCGATTTAGCCCTGTACTCTTTAATTGCATCGCATCTCCATGCATGATCCATGTGAAAGGGTAAAAAATATGCACCTTTGACTTTGGGCATATGTTTGATAATATCAATTTCATTATACATCATGAGAACACATCAAAGTCTGAATTAACAACAGTTTGTGTAATAATTGTTTTAGCACTTAAATTAGACTTGGTCATACGTTTATGTTCCCCTCCACCTAACATTAAGTATCCAAACGCATCACCAATGTGTGAATGTTCGTTTTTATTAGGACTGTCTCTAAAACGTTCTTGTCCGGCACCAACGCTGACACGTTTAAAATGATAACCGCCGGCTAATGATTTACGTAACCGCTTACAACTTGTATGAATAATTAATCCTG